GTTGGTGATATCAAATATTATTATACAAATATAGAAACTGGTACTGAATACGATGAAGATGATTTGACTGATGAACAAAAACTTAATACATCGCTATTTAAAGCTTCAGTTAAATTTATTCACAGAGCAGGTGACGTTAAATGGTATAAAAAAGATCCAAAAAGTGGTGCAGATATATTAGTAGATGGTATAGATGATGAATATGCGACTGCTAAAACCGATTTATACATGTTACAAAAACCTACTGAATATGTAGGTGTAATAAGAAATGTACCATGGATCGATCGTTTATATATGTCTGGCGAAACCATGTATAGTACTATTCGAAATATGTATATCGATATAATTGATAGAATATCTGTTATAAAGAATACATTATTCGATGGTGGCGAAATTTATGCCGGATTAAAACGTACATCAGGTCAATCTAACAAATATAAAGCATATTTGTTAACTACAGGCGCTAATCAATATATTACAAATATTGCTCTTAAAATAGCGTATAGAGTAAAATTTAAGGACGATAATACAATCGATTATAAAAAACAGAATATAATCGATTATACAGTCAAATATATAAATAATATTGGAGACGATTGTTTCTCAGTAGATGGTCTCTTCGAATATATAAAAACTCAAGTTCCGGATATCGAATACATAAACATTACTAAAATTAATGATTATGAAAATGGATCAGTTCAAACAATCCTTAATGATATATCTGTGACTAATGAAATTCTTACAATATCACAAAAAGTTGTAATAGGAAGTGATGGTGACATTACATTTGAACCTAATATAACTGTTGATGTTATAAATACTGAAAGTTAATCTTTTTAGGAGCTCAAAAAATGATTAATAATAATAAAAATGAATTTATGACTGTCGTTTCTATGAAATCTGAAGATTTTAAAAAACGTTCGTTTGAAGCATGCATGCAAAGTTTTTTAAAGTCTGTAATTTCAAAATCAACAGTTGTCGATGTATCAAATCAATTGGATTTGAATGACAAGACTAAAATGGTTGATTTAGTAAAATCAACTATTTCTGGAGTTAGTAAAGAAATAATTGAAGGATCAACTCTTAAAGATGAAACCAATGCTCTTTATGACGTAAATGTTGCTGGAGAACTTGAAAATCCACAAACATTGGCAGAAAAAGCTGCTAAAAATATTAGCGAAGCTGTAAAATCTGAGGCTAATGATAGAGAAAGCGTTCTTGAAGCTAAATACGATTCAGGAGAATTCAAAACCCTTGAACCCGAACAGGTTGTAGAGAAAATAGATAATTCATTTGAATCTATTTCATTTAATAAAGAAAATAATTCTGTTTTATCACAGAAAATGAAATTTTTACTTTCAGTAGAAGGTGAAGAGTTGGTCAATTCTATTAAATCGGATGTACTTTCTCTTGTAAATGAAACTGAAGCTAAAAATTCTATTGTTCGTGATGCTATTAGTCAAATAAATGATAGAAAAGATCAGATCGAGGAAAAAATAAATGGTGACGAATCTGAACAAAGTGATAAATCTGAGCAAAAAGAAGAAAATGAAACGTCATCCTCCGAACAAACTGATCAAAATGTGGAGCAAAACTCTAGCGAATCACTTAATAAGTGTAGGAGAGCTTTTAAAACTAAGCCAGTAGTTACTATAAACGATTTGGTATTTGTTACTAAATCTGATATGTCTCACGGTTTAGAAGATCTTATAGTTGATTCAGAATTTGATAAGATCTCATTTTCAAAAGAAGAAGCTCAAACAATTCTAGACGAATTTAGAGAAGATGAAGATGGTATAGTTCTAAATGAAATAGAACCGACTGAAAATACTTTATCAGTTTCAAATGACGATTCAAATAAAGAAAATGTAGATGGTGAAGATGTAAACGATACCGAATCAAAATCTTCTGAAAATGAATATAATGATGATAATGGTGAAGTGATTGAGGTTGATTTGGATAAATTCAATTATGGTTCTGATTCAAATCCTGAAATTACTCCAGACGAGATTAGTGAAGAATCGCTTGCAAAACTAATTCTTCCATTGTCTCTTAACAAACTAAAGGAAAATAATCCGGTTGTAAATATCAATAAACTTACTTGTTTCTTAGCCTCTAAAGAAGATAGAGGAGCAGAATTCTTTAATTGTATTAATGGTAGAGTAAATCTTATCGTCAATATGATGAGTAAAGAAAATATTGGCGATGATGATCCAATTAACATTAAACTTAAAGAAGCAATTGAAACAACTAATACTGTGAAAGAAAAAGTAAGCGATCTTACAGAAAATTTGGGTATTCTCGGCATTCTTGACGGTAAATTCCAAAGAACCGGAATTGAAATTGATAATGCTGTTAAATCTCTCGCTAATGGTACACTTTTATCAAAAGAATCTCTTGTTGAGAATGAATATGCTACTATATTCAAATTAGCATTGAAACTTGGTGATATCTCTAGCGATATTAGTAAAGGTATTAATGTTTCGGGTAATAGAGAACAACTTGGCGATCTTGAAGAACTTCTTAATGAAAAGATTTATAATATTCAAGACGAAGCTGATAGACAAGATGTAGAATCTAAAGTTAAAGCTCTTCAAAGTATTGAAGCTATGATGCCAATTGATGATGTTATAAATATGCAAGTATTTGTATCTAAAAACGAACCTGTAGAAAAACTTAAACTTGATTCATTAAAAGATATTGATGGCTATGGATATTGTTATTGCGATGAAATTGAAAAGATTGAAAAGAATCTTTCCGATAAATATGGCGAATATCTTAAGAAACAGAATGTTATCAATGTTGATATTCATGAATTAGTTAATTATGTTGCAGAATCAAAAGATACTACAAAACTTGATAGTAATTTCTATGAACAAGTCATTGCTAAACTTGTGGAAAATAAAACGATCGAAAGTTCTGTAGAAGCTCTTATGTATCGTAATAAAGCTAAAACTATGGTAACCGGATTTATCGCTGCCGATAAGCTTGGTTTTATGAACGAACTCGACGTCAAAACTGTTAAAAATGATTTATTTTAATTGAAATAAATATAAAAGAGGTCTAATTTAAGACCTCTTTTATATATTTAGACTTTTAACTATAATTAGATTGTTCAAGTTCTTTAGATATTAAATTTATAGCAGATTTATCTTCTTCACTAGCATAAACTTTAGATCCGCCTTGTCCATTCATGTTTTTCATTATATTTAATGATGAAGGCATATTTCCTCTATAACTCAAAACACCAGTTTTTAAATTTTCATTAATTTTATATTGTTCTTCTTCATTACTAATTGCATCCAAATCTGTAGCAGTAAATAATGATGCTATATTACTTACAGGCGATGAATTAATAACGGTACTCATTAATGAATTAAAGTCCATATAAGCATTCCAAGATGATGAAAATGCTTGCATAGTACGATTTAATCTGTGTTTTGAGAAGAAAACACTTATATCTTCAATGGTCAATCCACCAATACTAGCTAAATATTCGGAAATTCCTGACGATGGAAACATTGCTTCTACAGCAGCTTTAATTGGTCCCCTAGATGCTAATGGTAATGAAATATTTGGTTCAAGATCTTTAATACTAAGACTACAAGTAATTGTTTTAGGGAATCCTGATGGTGTCCAATCATTAGAATCTCCACCTCTAGTAACAGTCAACGATTCTACCATTCCATAATTAATCATTATTTTATTTCTTACACTTATTCTCAGAGCAAATGGAGAAGTATATGTCATTTTTCCTATTTGTCTTGGTGCAGTAAGAGCCAATAATGTTAAAAAAGGAATATATTCATTTTCGAATATTGATAACGAATCGCCATATGGTGAATGAAATTTGAAATCGAAACTAAATGAACGACTAAATGATGAGGAAGCAAATACTTCTGGTAAAGAAATACGTCCTCTACCCGATAGAACCAATGCTTGCTCACTAAATTGTCCAACTAGTTTCATTCCAGCATTTTTAGCAACTTGGAATATACCGTGTAATGGTTTGTCGGCAGTAGATGCACCAGAACCATTGTTTTCGTCGTTTTCTTGAGCTTTAGCATTCATAGCTTCTTGAATAGGATTTTCCATGAATGAGTTTGAAAAACTTTCGTTTGCAGTTATACCTTTTCCACATCTAAATGGTATATATTGACTAGAATGAAATCTTTGTACTGCATTTCCACCAAGCATCATAGTAGGCAAAATATCGTATAATTTGAGTGTTTTTCTAGCTCCGAGATATTTACCATTCCACATTAATCCCATAAAAGCTGCTACAGTATTGTAAAGATAAACTGCGTATTTTTCAAAAAGATTGTATGCTTGTTTAAATTCAAGTACTTTATTTCCGCCAAATATAGCAGAACCAACTGATCCTATAACTGTAATTGCATCGATTGGAGCAGTAATAAATTTGAGAAGAGTAGCTCCTAATCCATCGCCTCCCGAACGAATTAGTGCTTCTTGAACACCTGCACCAGATCCCAATCCCATAAGTTTAAAGAAACTCGTATGATATTTAAATCGTCCAGGTTGAATTAAAGCTATTGGCCAATTTTTCATTAATTGTGTTGAATAAACTCTACCAATTTTTGTATACATGGGATTAGTTCTTGGATCATCACGTTTATTAAATTGCCATGTAGGATTAATAACGATTGATTCCCCAACTCCAATACCGATGTCTTGAGATATACGTTTACTACTTTTTAAATTACTATCGGTGGCATTATCAAATTCGTCCATAGTAGGATTATTTTGTGTATTATCTTCGTTTCTAAAAGCATTAGCGCCACCTTGCATGTATGTACGGAATGTCATATCATCTGTAAAAGATTTATCGTTTGCAGATAAATCGCTATTTTTATCGCCTAACGATGTTAGGCGATCGACGATATAATCCGTTATATATAATCCTAAACAAGATACTGCATCTGCTGGAGAATAAGATGAAGAAGGAGATGTCACAAATTTATTTAATAAATCTGTAGGCATAGTTTCTTGATGAATTATTGTATCTTTTTTACCAGGTATGTCTCGAATATTTGATCCAACCCTAGCAAGTCTTATCCCATCAGTTATACTATTTATATCCACTGGTTTACCAGTCATTGAATCTACATATTTAATAGAAGTTTTATATTTTTCTTCAGGTTTATAATTATAATAAAGTGAACTTTTATATTTTTTAGATTCACTTGTAGTATTTTCGTCAGCCATATTTAAAGACTCCAAAATGTATATATAATTCTGTCAAAATATTAAAATATAAGTACCTGCTATCGACAACAGCAGGTACTTATACTAATTCTAAAAAAGGAGGTCTAATATGAAATAATTATTCCATAAAAGCATTTAGTACCATAATACTAATTTATAAAAAAGGAGGAAAATAAACTAGCAGAATGATACTAAATACATTATATTGTTCAAAATAATATGTGTAAGGTCGTTAAAACCTTACACATATTTAAATTATCTAATCAGATTGTTTATCATATCGCCTAATTGAGATTCTAATTTATTCGAACTACCAGATTTATTATTTGAAGCGATTACTTCTAATTGATTACTATTTGCAGCTATCATTTGAAGCATTTTGAGTGCAGAAATAAAGAATTCTTCAGATACTTTATTGTGTCTAAGATTTTCTTTATGCATTTCCTGCAATATATCCAATCGTTTATTAAGTTCTTTACCAAAATTTTTAGCAAAATCGCTTACAATTGAATTCATTACGACAGCTTTAGGAACTTCGCCACTCATATTATAAGTAGAAGATAACTTAGAATTAACTTTATCCGAAACTCCGTTAATAACATCTCTAGTCTTATTCTTAACAACATTAGTACCTTTCTTAGTATTATCGATAACTCTATCTCTAAATTTAGTAATTAATCCTTCGGATGTAGTAAGAACTCCACCAAGACCTCCATTTCCTCCATAAACTTTATCGTTTACTTTCATATCAGAACTTACTTTTGCAGGTTCTTGATCACCATAAAAATTAGGAGAAATAGATTTCCAGAAAGATTTAATAGAATTAGAAGCTTGAGCCATTACTGACATAGCTTTCTTATCATACTTATATTCTTTTCTAAGAGATTCTTCCATAGCTTTAGTATCAGTATTCTCTATATCTGCTACATTTCTATTTTTACCTTTAGAGTTATTGTTTTGATATTCTTGATTAGCATTTCCACGAGTATCTCTATTCTTACTAAAAAAGAAGTTTTTGGCTTTTTGGAAAAATCCTTGTTTTTCTTCAGCTTTTTCTTTTTGAACTTCTTTATCAGTCTTTAGATAAAGAGTCTTAGTTTTCTTACGTTCATCTAATTCTTTTTTAGTAGTTTTATATGTTAACCATCCTAATCCGCGATCTTTAACATATTTGCGTGCTTCTCTAAGATATACTGTTCTAAACTTTTGCTGTGCATCAGGATCTTTTGGAGATTCTGATCTTAAATCATCAATATCACCAAATTTATGAGCAGTCGTTTCTTCAAGATTTCTTAATGGTTCATATTTCTCTTCTCTCCAGAATTTAAATACTGAAACGTCACTAAATCCACAAATAGAAGCATCTTTACGATCAGCACCGCCACCAAAAATGTTACTCATAAATGCTATAGCTTTCTTACTAAAGTTACTTTCATTGAGTTTATTTTCATAAGCAAGCATATTTGGAACTGTAAGACCGAGTATTTTAGCTTTTTCTTCAAGATAAGTATCTTTTTTAGATTCTTCTGTATCTCCAATGATAATTTCAAATATTACTCTTCTTAATGTTTTACCTAAAACGGTAATACACGCTTGATTAGAAAGTGGGAATAATGATGAGAATACACTGATTACAGCACCAATAGCTTTAATTTTCTCAGTTTTTTCTTCAACTTCGAATCCGATAAATTTGCCCGGATTCTTAAATCCTTTCATAAATGCACTAGTTCCACGAATAATTGTTAATGGTAAAGCAGCGGTTAACATAAGTGTTTGGATACTTAATTTTTTTCCAAAATCTGCTATTTTAGAAGTTGCATCTTTGATCACAGATATTACTTTCGTAATAGCATTTCTAATAGCATTTATACACCTTATTTTAGCTAATTTAGCAGATTTAAGCAATTTACTAAAGAATTTTTCAATAGCATCTACACATTTTTTACCAGTATCGAGTATCTTTCCACCCAATTTTGATATACCTTCTATAACAGATTTACCAAGTTTTTTAGCACCATTTACTAATTTATCTTTTTTATCTACTGCCCAATCTTTAAGCTGACCTGCTTTATTAATAATGACTTTTCCAAAATCTTTAGCTTTCTGTTTACTTTTATTAAATAAATCTACTGTTACATCAGCTATTTTAGTTCCAGCTATAGCAAATGCTTTTCCTGTAGCTTTTACAGCTTTTACAGTACCATCTCCAACTGCTTTACCAAATTTAACAGCACTATCTTTTATTGCTTTACGGTTTTTCCAAGCTTTAGTTATTCCAATTTGTGCAGCTACACCTAACGGACCTGCTAAAACTGCTGCCACACCATATTTCTTAATAGCAGCACCGGTTTTTTTCATAGCATTTCCAAATTTTTCTTTAGAAGATTTGATGGTATCGGCATTTTTTCCAGTACGTTTCTTAAATTCTTCTATAGAAACTTTATTGTGTAACCAAGCAAGTTTATTTTCAATAACCCATTTTCTAGCCCGATTCAAGAAATCTTTACGGTATGCTTGTTGATTAGCTATACGCTGCTGTTGTTCATCAGCTTTCTCTTGTTCGTCTTCGCTAATTTGACCATCATTATTCTTATCAGAAGTAAAAGTTTCTGTTTTTTCTACTACTTTAAGTCCACCATAAGCTTCAGCTACTTCCTTTCTAAGTTTTTCAAGAGGTTCATATTTATTTTCTTTCCAATATTTATATATTTGCTTAGAACTGAAACCTAATAAAGAAGCATCTTTATCATCGTTGCTCTTGGCTAAACCTAATGTAAGTATTTGTAAACCTACACGTCCAACTTTATCTAAAGTATCTCTATTTTGGAATTGTATAAAACCGTCTACGCTCTCTTTAATACCATAGATAAGCGCTTTCATTGCACAAAACTTACGATATCTTTCGATAGCAGCTTTCTCTTCTTTAGAACCTATTTTATCGTAAATAAATTGAGCAAAGTTCTTATAACCAACCATTTTTGCTATAAGTGTAGGAATTCCTGAAAGAACTAAATCTAATCCGGCAGCCAATGCACAAATGCTAGTCATCGCTATTGTAGGTCTCATATCATTACCTAAACTTAATGTTTTTCTAACGTTTCGAGTTCCGTTTATAAATCCAACTTCAAATTTAATCAGTGCTCCAATACCAGATGATAAGAATGATATTGCAGACACTACTTTACCCATAATCTTTCCAATAATTTTAGGAATGTGGGTTTTGATCGATTTTATAATAAATGAAACTGTAGATTTACCACAAGCTTTACCAAATTTAGGATTTTTAAATACTAAACCAAAGAATTTCTCTAATAATCCGATAAATTTACCGATTATTCCTTTATTTTTTAATGCGCCTTTAGCGGCAGTCTTTGCTGCATTTTTACCAAATGCTTTTACAGCACCTTTTTTAAGCGATCTCGTAGCATGTTTATAAAATCCTTTAACTCCACCTTTAGTAAATGATTTGAGTGCACCGTTTTTAAATATACCAGTTACACCACCACCTATTCCAGTTACCATAGTACCAACTCTACTATGTGCTATCATCTTACCAACTTTTGAATTAGTAAATTTTCCTATAACGTTCTTACTAGTATCAATATAACCTTGAGCTTTATTGAGAGCAGATTTAACGGCTTGACCACCTTTAGTATCACCTAAACCAGTTTTATCAATAAGATCGTTCACTTTACCAAGAATTCCGCCATTCTTTTCATCACTCTTTTCAGCAGCATTATCAACACTTTCTTTAAGTTCTTTACTATTTTCATCAAACTTCTTCATATCATCTTTATTAAGTTTGAATCCATCTTTAAAAAAAGCTGTAAGTGTAGCAGCAATAGTACCCAAAGATTTTGTTTGAGAACGTTTTTGTTCTGCTTCTTCGGCTTCTTTAGCATCAAGTTTTTGATCTTTAATTGAACCTTCTTTACGATCTATATCATTTGTAGTATTTTGATCAAAACGCGGCTTAATTTTATCAGAATAGAATTCTTTTGCTATTCCAACGCCTTTGTTTTTAATATTTTCGGCGCTTTCCGCCGCCGCTTTAGAGATCTTTCGACCTTTAACAAACACTTTAATTAATTTAGAATTAGGATTTTCTTTCTCTCGTTTGTCGATATATTCATTCAATTTTTCTTTATATTCTGCTACTTTTTCATTACCAGAATTAAGAATTATTTTAGCTTTTTCGATAGGATTCTTAGTTTCATTAAGTTTAGCTAACAATTCACTATCTTTAATTTCTGCTATTTTTTCTTCGAGAGTTTTATCTCCTACTTTAATAACACTTAGATCTCCACCTAAAGCTTGTTTAGCAACTTTATAAGCACTCTTAGTTTTATTTATTCCTTTTTTAATTAATTCATTTCCTTTTTTTACTAGCGCGCTTTCCGCCGCCGCTTTATATACACTACTATTAGTAACTTTATCTTTAGTATCGTTAAATTTATTAATGATATCTTCTTTCAATTCTTCTGTAGCAGATTTACCATCTTTATTCTTATAAATACCATAAAGTTGTTCATTTAATACATCATCAATTCTACTTACAGACAAATCTTCAATTTTTTTAGATATGTCGTTTACTTTCTTAGCTATTTTTCCAGTAAATCTATTATTTTCCAACCATTCTTGAATAGCACTTTTATCAAACATTTCATCATAATTCATCTTTTTGAAATTACGAATTTCTTCAGCTTCTTTAGCATATGCTTCTCTAGTGTTACGTTCGATATCAAGTTTATCTACTAATTCGCGACGTTTAGATTCTTCACTATCTTTTATAACTTTTTTTCTTAATTTATTTCTAGATAGAACATCCTTATCCATATTTTTTTTAGGATAAACGATAATACCGTCTAAAAGAAGTTTATAGATATTGTTTATAATAGAATTAGAAGAAGTATCTTTTAAAGAACGAATTTCATAATCTGTTTCATTATTTAAATTGCTATCTCTATTTTCTCCAATAAATGAATCAATTACACCTTCTTTACTACCGACGATATCTGTAATAACTTTTCTTTGTTCAAGAGCTTTATCACGTTTTAATTTACGTAATAGTTTGTCTCCATTATTATCTTTAGATAAATCTTCTGCTTGTTTTGAGAATATACTATATAATCTTTCAGCTTTAGCTTTCTGTTGATTTAATTCTTCATTTTTAGTAATGGTGTCAAAGACTATTGAATTACCAAAATCGTCAAAAACTCTTTCATTATCTATATTTACTTTACTAAGATTAGTTGCATATTTAGCAGCGCTTTGTTGGAAATTCTTATATCCTTCTTCATCATCATTAGAATATTTTTTCAATCCATCAACAAAAGACTTTACAATAGATTGTTTTTCTTCATCGGATAATGTATCAGGAAGATTTAATCCATTCAATAACTTATCATTATATTCGGAATCAGGTTTTATTAACTCATTTAGTTCATCTTTCTTTAATTGAATTCCAGATTTAAATAAGTTTTTAATAAGATTTTTAGATAGTTCGTTACTATCAATATTGTTTTTCTTAATTACATCGTTATCGTGTAATACAGCGCCAGTTATATCATGTCCTTTACTATAACCTTCGGAATATTCTAATACATTTTCTCTATCATTTTTAATTCTATTTCGCATGGACGAAATAGTTTTAAATTGATTAGATTTAAAATCGAAATATGTCTGCTCATGATTATTAATGCCAGCTTCTATTGCAGAAAGTTGCATTGGAATAACTTCTGTAAGAACTTTATGAGCTTTATTATCAAAAGGATGTATAGCATTAGGATCACCTAATGAACCTCTACCAGTATTAGTGATAGTCATATCTTCACTATGTGCGTACGAAGCTAGATTTTGCAAACCATTTTTAGCAATATTACCAACTTTTCCAAATTTTCCAAGAAATTTAGATATAGCACCGTCATTACTAAAACCTTTTGAGCCTATGTGACCAAGAATATTATTAATGGCCATAGGAGCACCTTCCAGAGACTTGTTGATGCTAGCAAATCTGCGTTTTAAACTACCTGGAAGCATTATATCAGCAAGATTTTCGAATACCATTCCGCCAAGCATGGATTGAATCATAGCAGAAGGTTTTATACCAAATCCGCTCATAGATCCCATCATATCTTTAAACATCGGAATGTAATCTAATGCTCCACCCATAAAGTTCATAGAACCGCGAGATTTAAAATTTTGTATAAATGCTTTCTTATTAAATCCCATACCAAATATAGAATTTTTAGTACCTAAATCGACTTCTTTATCTTTATTGATCGGGGTAACTAATTTCCATTGAGTATCACGAATCTCTTTTAGCATAGCAGCCATATCATTACTAAATGCTAAAGATTTAACTGAATATTCCATCTGAGCTTTTAAAGAAATGTTATTTTGTTTAATAACTTTCCCAATATTAGTAGCAATATTCTTCATTACTAACATCTTTTGTCGATGATGTTCAGATTCCATTAATATAGACTGATTAAAATGAGCAGTATCTGCTTGTAACTGTGCTTGAGCTATACCAATATTAGCATTAATAGCAGCATCACTAAGTCTCATAGATACTAAAGCATTAGCTTTAGCAGATTTAGCATAAATAGCATTACTTTTAAGTCTTTCAGAAGGAGCTTCACCATTTTCCGATGAATCCGGAGCAGGTATTTCATTTTCATAATTATTTTCATCAAATGATACATTTCCAAAATCATCATCCATTCCAAAGTCGATGTCACCAAGTGAATCGTCTTCAGATTTAAAGAAATAACCAGTTTTTACACGCGTAGATATATCTTTACCAACGTCTGCAACAACTTCTTGTGCAACTTTGACATATTTAGAACTATCTTTTTTTATTCTACTAAGAGTTTGTCTAAAACCAGGATTATCTTCATCATTTTCTTTAATATTATCGATGAGTTCCATTCCAGCCGGTAAATAGATTTTACCTAAGCTTACACCCATATTTTTAACAGATTTAACTACATTCTTTAAATAACCTTTAACGCCTTTAGGCGGTTTATCTTTAGTATTTCCAAAAGGATCATCTAAACTAAACAATTCGTCTGATCCAAAATCAAAATCAAAGTCATCATCAGGACTAGAACCTTTTTTTCCTAACATATTTGACTCCTTAATCTATATAATAACTTTATTTTCAGATATATTAAAATGTCAAAATTTTAAAGAATATTCTTTAATACAAAAACCGTATATAATACATACTTTATTTATATATTATCATAATGAGGAATAGAAAAAGAATATTGTTAATATTCTAATTCTTCAATATTATAATACTTAGGAAATTAAAATGGAAAATAATAATTTTTCAATTTCATTTGATGAAAAAAAAAAACAAATTCGATTAATTTCTATAATATTCCGGAGAAATTAATTAATAATGATGATCTGAAAGAATATTCAGATCTGTTAATGAAACATCAATTGGAGAAGACTGAATTGATGAATAATGTTGTTAAAGGCGTTATCACGAGTTTGAGTATACTGAGTTCAGTTACTCTTGCTTATATCGGAAAAGAAAAAAGAAATATTAATGGTGAAAATGAAGGAGGCTCAAAATGAATTTAATTAAAATGATTGAAGGATGTCTAGAAAAAAGAGATGTCAATAACTATGTAGAAGCAATTGGATGTATTGGAGTTGGATATAATCCTAATACAGAGAACTTTTCATCGTTCTCTTATATGGATATCGGACATGAAATTGATGATGGGCGAAAGCTTTCACCTCTAATAAGCGCAAAGCTTTTGATACGAGAAACAATGTTCTTTGTTAAAGAACATATGAAAAATCCTGTCGATGTGAATGAATTTTCAGAAAAGGAAATCGAAGAGGTTTTAGACCTCATCATTTCCAAAGTATCAAAGAAATAAAAAAAGAAGAGGGAAATTTAATCCCTCTTCTTTTTTTTTATTAAATACTAACTATTTGCAGAAGCTGAGTCTGTAAATTTGGTCGAATCGTATTCATTAAGTTCATTAATACTAGATTCCGGAGTATTTGTTACAGATGGTACGTTATCAGCATCAAGACCATACTTCTGAATAATTTTTTCATTACGTATTTTCTTAATATCTGATGTATAAACATCTGCCTGAGCTTTACCAAGCTTGCTACTCTGAGCCAATGACATATTAGAAATAGTATCTGCATCATTATTAGCGATATTATTTACAAATTTGTCATACATATATGCTGGAAGCAACTGATCGAAGTAAGATTGACCTGCAAGACCAGAAGCAGCAACAATATATTTAGCCAAAATATTACATTCTGGACCATCTTGGAAAATGCCTTGAAATTCTACTGAGTCTTCAGAAATAGCTGCATCAGAACCGATTTCCTGTGATTCAAATTTAGATTTTCCATCAGGCGATGATGGCCACACTTCATTCCAAATACAAGAATATTCGATATCTCCCGGACGACAAGTTGGTCCCATGAAGATATAAATAAATGTACCACAATAATTCGGACGAATAAATCTCAAATTCTTACCATACATATGGTGTACTTGAGTCTGAGGATCGGTAATTCCATACATCCAATATCTCTTAAGTTTACCGCAACCATCACCAGAACATGTGATCGTGTTAAGTGTAACGGCTTGGTTTGTCTCCTTGAGCTGACCTGGTACAGACATCTCTTGTCCATTTGCACCAAAAGTAATAGTTCCAGCTTGAGCAATTGAAGAATCGTTAATACCAGAAACCTGCTTTACAGCATTCTCAAAGAAGAATTTAAGATATTTAGTAGCAGTAACATTGAAGAATGCAGGAACTTTAAGCCATTTAACTAAAAATTTACCTGCACGAATAGGTTCAAGAGCACCAAGATAGTTAGGATCGTTTGTACGTACACCATTCTGAGAAAGAAGGTTATCGAAAACTGAAGATGCAATACCTACAGTTGTGTTATCCCAACCAAGTGCTTCAGAACCAGAGTGGTGCATACCATTAACACCACCAATTCCAAATCCATTTGAGGAACCTTTATAGATTCCCTCTACCATATCTTCTGCCATACATTAAGCCTCCGTTGTTGAATTACGAGCAGCATAAATCGTACAGTTCCATGTCTCAAATGTATCAGGGAATGTTACTGTAACTTCACAAGTAGCCTGATTCAAAAGTCTATCACGTTCGCTCTGATAGAGATTGAGTGATATAGTAACGTTTGATGGATAACGATTATTGAATTGCTTAACTAAGTCTTCACGAGCCTTAGCTATAGCTGCATCAGCACCTTCAGTATCAAATGTGTACTTACAAAGAGTAAGTTTCAAGATACGTCTAATATCATTTACAAGAACACCATTACGGAATTCTGCAAGTTTAGAAATTTTTTCGCTATAAAGGTTAGCATTACTGAAGAAATAAATACCACGACCAGTAGTATCTCCAGTAGCATATGTAGAAATAGCTTTACCAAAGTCGATAGCATAATAAAGTCTTGCATTTTTAGCAAGTTTCTCATAATATCCTTTCGGTTTTGTCTCTTCTACGATCCAATCAAAAATCATATTTTTAACTGCACCATTATCATTTGGTTTACCAGCATAAAGAGCAAATGGTGAACGACGATAAAGAGTTGTGATACCACCAGCGAATTCATATGTAGCAGAAACGCGTACATTTACTGCACGATTTGTAGTGATACCAAAGTGTGGAACTATAGCATAGTTTTCGCCACCAATAGAAACCATTTCTTTAATCTGAGTTGCAATATTAACTGCATCTAAGATGTTGTCTGTTTCGCCACAGTCAAAAAGAACACAGATGTCACGACGATATTGCAATAAATTTAACATTGAACGTTTAACATCCATTGAATAATTTGCATCATAAATGATAGCGCCATCACAACGGAGAACGTCAGTTAAATTAGCAGTATCAATATCTGCATTAAAGAACTTCTTAAGAATATTCTCTTTTGCAGCAGTCAACTCTTCACCAGTCAACGTATCGAAATCGCCATCTGAACCACTCTTGAAATAAACTGGATTTTGAATATCGACAGAATTTTCATCGATAATGATATTATCGAATGTATATCCATCTTTTGCAAAACCGTTTAAGAAATCTACTTCTTCTACAGTCTTAGGCATACGAAGATCTTTTACATCTACACCTTCAGTTATTACAGGTTCTTGAGAAAGGATTTCCTCAATAGCTTTATACAATTCTGTATAATTTTCCTGATAATAATCGATCTGAATCTGTTTTTCTGTAGTTCCTTGATAGTTAGAATAAGCTTTCTGAAGTCCCTCAAGTGTAGAAACAGTTGTAGAAACTTTAGCTTCAGGATTATAAGAATAAGAAATTCCGTTTCCGATAGAAAGGGTACTGAAACCAGCAGTAGTTTTCTTTCCAAGGAACATCTGGTAACGACGACCATCATCAACTTTATCATCACGAGCAAAGTCATTTATAATTCTAATACCATAATCATTACCGCATTTACCATTTGCATAGTAATAAAGGAATTCAATTGGAAAGATTTTGTATCCATTTTCATCTTCGGCAACCGGAATAGCACCAAATTTTTTACTAAGTTTCTTAGCAGTAGGATATTTTTTCCAGTCTTCTTCAGAAGCAGAGTCTACAAATACTTTAAATGAGATACCAGACACATGTGCCTGTTCCTCAACTTCTTTTTCGCCGCTATCTAGATCTTCACTAGTTACCTTTTTTGTGACCATCAAAGGAATTTTTTCTTTACTATCATTAAGTAAATAGTTTCCATAAGCATCACGTTTATAAAGAGGAATAGAATTTACAGCTTTGATACCAACTTTAATGGCTATATGAGCAGTTTTAGCGTTTTCTGGAAGAAGACGACAAAGATAAACTGTACCACCATTTTGTAATACCTGCTGTGCATTCAAGTTCTGCTGACCATATTTATTGATATCGGCAAAATCTGATCCATATTCAGTCAAAACTTCAGAATAATTATTTTTTTCTACCAATTTGTTATCTTTACCATCACTAGAAAATACAGGATGGATACTAGAAAGTATATTTATAACCGTATTAGCAGAAGGAACTGAAGCAATTGAATTATCGACAAGATTAAGCGATTCAATACCAAAGCCAGAGTCTTCTATATCTGCCATATCAGGCCTCCCTATTTTAGGATTTTTTTTTCACATTAATTATATTATTATGTTATTTTTTACTATATGTAGAACATTTATTATTTTTGTACAAAAACATCATTTTATTTATATATTATTTAAATAACATGATAATGTTACACATTTCAAATATATGAGGTTAAATAAAATGAAAAACTTATTAATTACAATTTCGATTATGTGCACTATTACTATAGTTTCGTTGAGTGCGTCGATAATTATATCGGAAAACGCTAATGACAGTGTAATTGAAAATACAATTAATACTATTGAATTCAGCAATCCTATCAAAAAATCACAATTTTCTACACAAATATTATTAAAAGATATTAATTCTTATAAATACCATATTATTAGTGATAATGAAATTGAAGAAAATTTCTATAAGAAACGAATTCCAAAAGAATATAGTGATGCATTTCTTTATTATACACAAAATAATCCAGAACTTCGTTTACCATTTTATTCTATAATGGTTCATGAAAGTGGAAATTTTAAAGTATTTAAAAGAAGAAATACTAATGGATCATATGATCTAGGACCATCACATTTAAATAGCAATAATATCAAGAATGCTTATTTTCGCGAATTGTATAATCCAAAAGATGAATCACATATAACTTCTGTGTATTGCTTTTACATGGTAATGAGTTTAAATTTCTTCAAATCATTATATAATAAATATGATAATATATTAGACGCATTTTATGCATACAATGGTGGAGAAAAAGCTCCGATAATTATAAAATCTGCAAAAATGTCTAGAAATAGACAAAATTTTGTTGCAAATGTAAAAGCTTATGGAAGATCTGTAAATAATAATCTATCCATATTTGAAAAAGAATTATCTCTTTATAAAGAAGAGATTTCTATACAAATTAGTGATGGATTAGAGTATTTCAAAGAAAATGTACACAAATATCAGAATTATACCGATGTTTATATAGTTTTCAATGAATCTGGTAATCTGATTATGGATATTCGTAATGAATTTCAAATCAATTTACTCGCTACTTCTATCAGTAAAAAAATCAATAAGCTTACTTGTGATAAAATCGTTGCAGATAGACGAAGAGATGATATTTTTGATCTTGCTAGAGATGAATTCATCATCAGTTGAAATTCTAAAATTAGCAATCTCTACATATAATGTAGACAAATCAACATCTCCTTCAGCATCTAAAAGAGCTACTGCTACAAATCTACTAAGAGGTAAATCGAATGTAAGAACGTATTGGATATAATCCGATATGTTCTGATATGAATTTTCCTCTTTTTTTGTCGAAACATTAGTCATGAAATATTTATAATTTATTTCATTATAAGATGGGATCTCATCAATAAAATTTTCATTTACTTGTTGTAATCCACGAATATAAGATATAAAATATGAAACAAATCGGTTATACAACACATTATAAGTACATTTTAATAAAAATAATGTCGGTTCACTGAATGTAACTCCAAGATTATTTTCTACTATCGATTCGAGTTCAGATTCAAAATAATTTAAACATTTCTTAGAAACATCGTCGATATTCGAATCAAAATAAACCGAATTGTCTTCTAATTCAGAATCGTTAGTAATATTTAGTACTTCAGTAGTAAATCTCGATATATAATCGTCTGTATCAAGATCTATTTCAGTTTTTTTAGTTTGATTATCGATCAAATCGATATATTCTTTAACTTGTGGAAGCATTATAGCTAAATTCTGTTCGAAATTCGAACTTAATTCTTCATTTTCTTCAATAATCATAATAAATTAAAACTCCTTTTTGAACATAAAATGTATATATTTTTGTCGAAAAATAGAAGATTAAATTGATAAAAATGTATTAATATTGAAATAATTTAATATATCGATAAATTATATATTATCGATAATGAAGGAAAAAGAATAAATATGGAACCGTTTGAAATTGTATTACAAGAATTGTTAAAAGTACCCGGATCACTTACAACGGGTACACCCAATCAAATTAGAATGTTTTGTCCAAAATGTCATGATGTACATCCAAAACCAAAACTTTATGTAGGTCAAATAAGAGGAACTAATATATTAGGTTACGATTGTAAGTATTGTCCATATTCTGGTAAAGTGACTAAAGAATTTTTGGAACAGTTTGGAATTGAATCTATCGATTATCTAAAAGATGTTAAATTAAATCGAAAAACTAATAAAATTATTAATCCTGTAACGGATTTAATTAAATTGAATCTTAAAATCCCAGATTATATTAACGATTGTGATAAAGAAAAAATAAAATATCTTGAACATCGATTTCAACGAAAACTTACATTAAAAGATATTCAAACGTATAAAATAGTACTAAATTTTAAAGATTTCTTTAAATATAACAATTTTGATTATCTTCAATTTGCTACAGATATGGTAGAAAAAGATAGAATTGAAAAATATGCTGAAGAGTATTCTAAAAACTTTGTAGGAATGTTAAGTGTAGATAATAATAAAATTAATTTAAGAAATTTAGGATCCAAATTAATTAATAAACGTTATATGGTACATGTAATTGATAAATCGCTTGGTAATCCATACATGTACATTCCAGACATTCCGATTGACGTTATGAGTCCTAAACCGGTCATAAATATGGCAGAAGGTAATTATGATATAATAGGAGTCAGAGAATTATTTTTCAATAAAGAAGATTATAATAATATATTTGTAGCAATTGGTACTAAAAAAGCATACAAACGTGTGTTGGATCAAGTTTTGAAGATGACTTGTTTTTTGGACGCTGATATAAATATTTTTGCGGACAACGATCCCGATTCCTCATTAGATTTTTATAGACAAATGTTTAAAGAATATAGAAGTATTTTCCCTAATATAAACATTTATTATAATGAATTATCTAAAGATTTTGGAGATTTAAGTAAACCTATTAGAGCTAGGAGATGCGAAATATGAGATCGAGCTTAATCAAAGATGAAGTTTTTATGGAATTTTGGTGTGATAAATGTGAAGATAAATTTCAAGATATTTTTCCATCTGAATATGAAGGAGAAATGTTTGCTATAGGATATGTGTGTCCCAAATGTTGTACTATTGAAAATACGATATATCGAAAGAATTTAATCTATACTTCTAAGAAAAATGCTAAAGAATACGGAGACAAATTGTCTACAAAATTTTATGCATCTAGAATTGGGGGTGCATATAAATTTAAATGAAATATAATTAAGTGGGGAATCGATTCCCCACTTATTTTTTTTTTTTCAATTGAAAGATTTCATAAAACTAAATGAGAATAGTGAGTGTGGATCCTCAGATTTATCTCTAATAGTTTCCGTTTCTTTTTCAATTTTTTCTGGATCATCTTTATCGAGATTTTCTGAATATTCGTGATATTTAGTATTATCTTCAGCTACATCTACAGACACATCATCTTTAGACAATTTAGGAGTACTATCATAATAATCTAAGAATCCACGATCATTATCATAATTTCCAAAAGAAACAGCTTTATCGATACTTTCTTTAAGTTTATATACAGTTAAATCGTTATTTTGTGTTATTTTTTTATGCAATTTCTCTTTTTTCATCATATTTCCGTTCCCTAATAATATATTATATGCATCTCGTTCACTATTTGTATTAGAAAGATCATTCATCTGATCTTCGCTAACATTCCCATCAATTTGACAATTAAATAATATTTCATCATAATATTTCCGTTTAGTATCACAATACATGATAAACCATCTACAATATAGATAAGCAATCAATGTATCGTCGTGCCCATTTTTTGGATTATGGTCTATACGCCCACTTTTCGTAGTTTGTAATCCGGCTATTTCATTTATAATCGTTTTATCATGTATGAGGTGTCCTCGTTCTACAACAGAAACTCTCAATACGTCCCCATACATAATATTTCTCAATTTATCATAAAGTTTAACGCCAGGATTATTATCATTATCTTTATATAATCGATTAAATCCTATTATTTTACCAATAATATCAAGAATAACTACACCAATATAATTTCTTTCTCCAACTAATGTTGATTTTGGAAATAAATACATCAAAATGTATGAAACTGCTTTAGCAAATCTAGTAGTTGAATATTGATTTATTCTCATTGAACAAACTACTTCCGAATTAGTAATATCTACACCAACGAATGTTGAATAGTCACGTCGAGTATTTCCTCCACAGTCCATACCGAATACAATTCTATTTGATTGTCTTTTAAGCAATTCTGGATCTCGATAATATTTTAAAACATAAATTTTGTCTACCATTATTACTTTTACAGGATCGATAGAAGTTTCTACAAGAGCTTGTACACGTTCTTGTCCTAATGGGTGATCGGCATTAGAATCTGTCCATAAATTTAATACTCCACGATTAAATTCGTCCATACCACCACATTCAGCTTTCATCTTATCAAGATAATCCATCGGCTTAGATAGATCATACCACATGTATTCAATTCTTAAGAAAAATTTACCACCATTATTATTTGCTATGTAATCTTTTACTTCATTAATATTCGTTCCAATTATATTTCCAGCACTATCTTTTATTACTTTATCATAAAGTAACTCTGTAAATGGTGCACAATCATTAAGAAATTGATATGCCCAAGCACCCGATTTAGTGTTTTTATTTCCAGCTGTAGTAGTAATAATAATATGGTGATGTGAACCGTTGCGTTCTGCCATTTGTGATGCAGTTGAAAATGCAGGAATGGCTGCACCATATTGTACCCAAACATAAGGAATAAATGGAAACTCGTCCCACCACTGCCCCATAGTAGATTGTCCACGACCTACGTTATTTGCTGCATCTTCATTCATACCTGGAGCACGAATTACTATACTATTCTTAAAATCCTTATTATTATAAATGAGTTTAGTAGCATTATCAGTATCATCATTTGTTTTAAGATTAAGATATTTAGGTAAAGATTCGCGAATATCTTTAACGCGACTTAGATTCTGTGTTACAAGAAAGTTATTTTGTGCAAAAAAAGCTGCACTAAAGTTCTTAGCTCCCCAATATATTAACCATGAATAAAAACAAGCAACTGTATAAGATTTATAACACTGTCTAGGAAGAATGATATATGCTTTTAAATCATTTAATAATGCCCACAATATAGCTAATGTACCTCGATGTAATTCAAAATCAAGTTTTATGTCTGTCATTGGAATCTTAACAATTTCTCTAAAATAATACCAAGGATTTTTACTTATCTCAAGATGAACTCTAAGTTTTTGTTCATCTGTCAAATTATCTTCGTCTAACGGATCAATATTTAATAAGCTTTCGTCATAAAGTTGTAAGAAAAATAAATTATTTTCTATTCCCATTTCTTTGAGAATATAATGCATTTTCAAAAAACTTTTATTTTTAGTATTATATTGAATCATATTTCAATATTACCTCATTTTTTATACATATACTTATATAAGAATATCCAAATTTAAGAAAAAAAAGAAGTGAGGAAATTAATCCTCACTTCTTTTAACACTTTTTTATTCAGAATATTGACAACTAAATGATGAATGTCTAACACTATTATTAGACAAATCGATCACATTATATTCAGCATCTATTACATCTTTTTTATTGATATTTGTAAATACTTTTTCTCTTTTTTCGCTAAATTTATCGCATTCTGATATATTCGATCCACAAGATTTTAATTCTGGTTCTTTTGGATTAAATATTTCATTAAACGTATTTTTAATTTTCTTTTTAAGATAAAAATATCCGCCAATCATCATTCCGCCAACAACAATCAATCTAACCAGATTATTACTAGCACCATTATTCTTCACTCGTCCATAATTAGGACGATAACCATATGAATTAGCTTTTTGCTTAATTTTCTCGAAGTTATTAGAATAATTAGATCGATTTTCATCCATATTAGATGTTTTAATGGTGTACGATTTAATAAAATAATCATAAATACTATAGAGATCTATTTAAATAAATTTTTGAAAAATCTATCGTATTATGATTTTTAGACACATTATCGAGTTTTTTTAAAGACGATGCATTTGTAATTTTAACTTTAAGATTATCTAATACAGAATCAGTTCTGTACTTAATAACTACAAAGTTTTTCATTTTGGAAAGCATTTTCTTAAAAAACATACACCTTACCTCCTCTTTTAGATTTTGATAATGTGTGAAAATACATATTATTGTATTCTCACACTTATAATATATAATTCAATCAAAAACAGTTTTATAAAAAAAGAGAATATGTGTACATTAATTAAAAACCGATATCAATAATGATATCTTGAATAATACTATTTAAATATTTCTCAGTTTCATCGCCATTAGTAAATCTATTTAAATTATATCGATAATAAATATCTATTTTATTAATACCATTGTTTTCGACTTTACAATATTCTTCTGCTATATCTTTATTAAATTTTTTAATCAAATCTTGATTTAAACTACAGATTCGATAAATATCCGACTTAAAATGATTTCGAATAAAACTTAATATGAACATATGTTTTTGTGATAATCCAACACTAGTCATATTATCGATTTTATTTGGAAAACCAGAAACTGTTATTTTTGTGATTATTCTGATAAGATCACTTATCGTATTCAAGTTTTTATCATGTAATTCATCAAACAATTTTGAACGTTTGAAATTTTCGCCTTTAATAATAGAATAATTATCAATAATTTTCTTAAATATTGTAACGAATCCGAATACATAGATATTCCAAATTCGTTTATATTTGCTATTTAAGAATGATTCTCTTTCATTACTATTTTTACTAGTTTTTCTCCACTCGAATAACGCAAACTGTGACGTTTTATTAGTGTCTTTGATAATAGTTTGAAAAAAATCTCTAAGATTATAATCAGATATACTAGATGTTTGAATTAAAAGACCTTGAAAATCGTACTTTTTATCAAATTCTCTAGTATAATAACAATCTTTATTATTTTTGATTATATCGTCAGTTCGAAATTTATTACAATTTGAATATTCAACTAATACTTCATCTTCAAAATAATGGGCAAATGTGTAGTTATAATAATAGATAAGTAAACTTAAAACTTGTTTATTAACTCCACATATAGTACTATCACTTGGATCAAAATATTGAGTTGAAGGAATTTCAATATTCGGATCATTATCAAAATAATTGTTTGTGTAATTTTCGAATATTGTATTTAAAACATTTTCGTCAAAAATCTTATTAAATTGTGATATCTCAATCTTAGATTCTGCAGGATTCGTTTGATTGATATTTGTTTTTTTCATCCATTCAATCTTTCTCAATACATTCTGATAAATATCGCTTTCTCTCAATTCGCGAGATGCACAAGTTAATTTATCATTAAATTTATCAAAATTTCCATAAATATCCGATATTCTATCAAACATTTCTAGAATTATTTTTTTAGATAAATCCTGTATTACAGAATTAAATTTTATGATATTGTTCTCAATAAATAATTCTTCTGTAGTTATTTCTTCAACATCTTTAACAAAATCTGAATTAGCTAAACAGAAATTACATATAGAGATATAATCGTATAAAACTTTTAAATGATCTATTACAGGAATAGGCTTATTATCTATACCAAGATTAATATTCTTCAATATAGGTCTAATTTTGAATATTATTGTATCAAGTACAAAAGCACTATTTCTATTAGTAGATGGTCTAATTTCATATGAATTTTCAATACCATATAATGGAATTTTTTGACTATCGTTATATCTATCTAACACATCACTAATATCCAAAGCGTTTTCAGTATATTCGTGTTCACAAATTACTCTTGCACCATCATGATATTTAAACAGAATATCGCAAATTACATTATCTATAGATTGGTTTGGATCAACGTCGACAATATTATCAATTTGAAACGAATCAGCACATCCAACCATTTTATCAAATTTTTCAACATTTTCATTTCTAATTTCGAGAATTTTATTGTATCCAACATAAGCAGTCTTTAAAGCAGACTTAAATACTTCTGTAGTACTTTCAATAATATTCTCATAATTTTCATAAATATTATTGTAAATTTCAACAAAGTCAATCGATTTCGGGTTTAACTTCGCATTTTCCAGACAATTTAATCCCGATGTTACACATTGATCTATTATCGTAGGCAAATCTACATCCATTTTCATCATCAATCTCCTTAGTAGTTTTGTTAGATTGAGAATTAATATTTTTAATTTCCCAACCCGATTTACCACTATTTACTTGATTATTAAACAAATTATATACATTCATATATTATTTTGTCGATTTAATAAATATAAGAACTAGGGAAAATTTATTTCCCTAGTTCTTTATACATTATCTAATAAAGGCTATTAGATTTTACAATTAATCGCCAGTTCCAGCACTAGCAGTTACTGGAGTATTTTTTACTTCGTAACCGATGTGTCCATCATTTACCTGAGCATCAAAGTTATTAACTGGGAGTCCAGATTCATCGATAACACCATTAATTGTAAGAGCAATAGCACCAGCAGCAAATACACCACGGAACTCACGTCCACCAATGTAGATAGCTGTACGGTTGTTATTGTTAGCATCAATAGCTGTGTACATACGAATAGCATGTGGATAGTAAACAAGGAATGGATATTCCATATCAAATGTACGGATAAATCCGAATACTTTACCACCACGATTACGCCAACGACTATCAGTATTTCCAATGATACGAACTTGACGACCCATAGAATCGATAAATCCACATCGTGTATTAAGTGCAAATCCATAGCTTTCGTTAGCTGCTGATCCCTGAGCATCATTAGCAATATCAACTACAGCGTTTTCAAACTTAATTTCTGGGAATGAAGATACAACTGTATCGTATCCAAGCATAATCCATTCACGTTTTACGCTATTTGGAACATTCAATTCAGTCTCAGCTGTCTGCATTACACTTGTAACATAGTTCTTAAGACCAAACTTATATTCCTGAAGTCCCATACCTGGGAGCATACGTCCAATATTGAATGAAAGTGATGTATTGATAAATCCGCCAAGTTTCTGTGAAAGTGCGAATTCTTCTACATCTACTCCATCATCAAGAACGTTCTCAATTGCAAAGTCTTCGGCTTCAAGTTCACGATTAAAAATTGTTTGCTGGAGCAACTTATCTGTAGCATATGCAGCATAAGAAATATTGTTTCCAGAACCAATTCTGAAGTTATCAGCCATATATTCGTTGAGAGCAACACTAGCATACTGACGATATTCGCATTCACGAACAAACTGAATTTTATCAGTTCCGTAAGTAGGAATGTTTGTCATTTCATTAGCAATGTTAGATACTTTGCCATTAAATTTAAGACCAGTAACTACGTTCTCAGCAGCTGTAGGAGCAGCCCACATGAGAGTGAAATCACCAGTATCGAGATTAACTTTCATATAAAGATCGATCTTAATTGGTGATGAGAAACCATTTACATCCTTAAGAGTAAGAGTTGTTTTGAAAACTCTTTCATTTGCAGCGCCAGTAGCTACATCATAGTGAAGTGCGATGCGCTTTACATGATCTTTCTTATCTTTTCCCTGGTACTTAACAGCAGTAAATTTACAGTTAGGTTCAATTCCGTATCCACGTTTATTGTACTTACATACTGTGAGCAAGTTACCGCGAATACCAGTTGTAGCAACAGTACCAACTTCAGTCTTAGTAACGATGAACATATCTTCACCACACCAATCCTCTGGAGCTGTGTAAACACCAGCAGAAGAAGTATTTGGAGTTACCCAGTCTACTGAAGGAAGCTTATTAAATCCTGTTACTTCACCAGAACGGAATGACTGTGGGAAATAATACTTCTGATCACCAACGAGAAGATAATCAAGATTGTATTCAAAATCCAATCTCATTGTGTTCTGATTATCGATAATCTGATAAATTTCCTGTGAACGTGCTGTAGCAAGCCAACCACCAATTACAAATGGTGTAGCACCAATAGCAAATGCGCCCTGTGAAGAAGCATATACAGCATTTCCACCACCCCATCCTTCGAGAGATTCAGAAGAACCACCGATATCATTACGAAGTGTTGCATCACGAGTATTATCTAACAAACGACGGAAACGTTTTCCGAGCATTTCATTAGACTGAAACATACGTGCTGCTGTATTTGATGCTACTTTATATATACCATCATTTTCTACGATTTCTTTCCAACCTTCTTTTGAAAAAGGTGATTTTCCACCGATTAAAGGAGAAATAGCCTTTGCATAGCTTTCGAGTGAACTATAATAGCCTTGTTTAGAAGCATTCATATGGTTCGTATATTCGCGTATACAGTTTTCTCTAGAAAAAGAATCATTTACAGACATATTATGTCTCCTTAGTTTTATTCTTTATTTTATTGGTCAAATTCTTAATGATTAATTCGTATTGCTTTAAATACAATTTGTATTTTAAGATGTTTTCGGGATTTTCTTGCATTATAAAGCTATCACGTTCATCTCCAACTATGTTTAAAAGTTCACTTAATTGCTGAAGTTCGACCGTTTCAGAATAAGAGATTGTATACTTTTCAATTGCACTAGATATCGATGAATACAATAAGTTCATTTGATCCATTAAATACATTTTTTGATTAATTTGAGTGAACGGATTTAAAGATGATCCAGTTCTTTTATCAATATCGATTATACTAGAATCAGTTTCATTATTTCCAGTAGAATCGTTGTCGCTAGCTGCACCATCATTATCGTCACCCAAATCATTTCCACCTTCATCAAAATTACTGTTTCCAGAATCATCAAACGAAGGCATATCATCAGATCCACCAAAATCTGTATCTTCATCACTAGAACTATTATCAGAAGACGAAGAATTTGATGAATTGTCGCCCCCAGAGGCTTCAAAATCGCCTATATCTTCGTCATCTTCCAAAGATTGTTCTAATTTTATACTATTTTGTTCTATTTTTTCTTCAGATCTTTGAATATTATTCAAGTTTTCTGTAGAATTAATAGATTTATCAAGATTATTTTTAGTAGAAATATTTTCATTAAAAAGATTTTCTAAAGAAATCATATTAACACCTACTTTATTAACTTAAATAAATTATATTATATTGTAAATATTTAAAATTAATGAAAAAAAAGAGTAGAGCTAAATAAAATTAGCTCTACCCAAGAGTACAAATATGATAAATAAATCGAACAATTGATGGACCAAATCAATTTATCTCATTATCTAACACCAAAACTTAATTTAAGAAATAATATTGAGATTCCCCTACAGTCATTACAACTGAATTCTCAACATTAATCTCTTCTTGAACTTCTGTAATTCCTTCAAGTCCGGAAATATCGATATAATTAAACCAATCATCAAAATTCAATAACAAAGCCATCGGATGAAATTTTTTAGTTCTATCATTTTCGTCAATTTTAGGTTTTTCAGGTTTAATTTCTGTAATTGTTTGAGGTTTCTTAGTTCTAATATCAATTTTTCCCCTTTCACCAATATTAGAATCTTTAATTCCCATATTAATATCTGTTCCATTATCTGGTATTTTGTCAAGTGACAACGGTTTATCTAATCCTAAATCGTCTTCAAGAATAATACCATCGTGTATTTCATGAACAAAATATTCTTTTCCAAATCGGCTATAACGCGTTTTATTGCGTTTAAAAGTAAGATATTTTTTACCATCTCTCTCTTCTATATCAATAAATGCTGAAAACGACATAGCTTTTTCAATTGCATATGATTCGCCAATGTATTCGTTAGTCATATTAGTCAAAACGTTGGATTGACCTTGCATTTTAGAATTTACAAGCATTGCGCCACCAGCTCTGTTTAACTGATGTGCTGTAATTACTGGAATAGCTCTATTTTTAGCAAGATTTAATAATGATTCAGCAATAGTTTTGTACTGAAGACGAATATCTTTACCCGAATCTTCTGGAGCCGGTGCAATCATCTCAAGATAGTCAATTATACATGCAATTACTTCATACCCCTCTTCTTGAAGCGATTCTATAGTATTATCTATATCTTGAACTGTCATTGAACGTGCATCTACATGTAAAAACGATATATCTATTGGATTATTAGGATCATTTTGATATGTTTTTCGCCAAATTTGTTCCATTTCTCCTTCAGATGAACAATTTCCAAGATTTTTATGTGCAACCATCTTGAACAATCGTTCATTATCTTCATCGTCATCATTTTCTCCTTCGATGAATAGAATTGTAGGAATTTTTCCTGTTTCTTGATATTTCTTGATTACGCGATCAACATTATATTTCTGTAACATGCGTGCCAAATGAAGGAGAAATGCAGATTTAAATGAGTTCGTATTTGCATAAAATATATAAGCAGATTTATTCTGAAATCCACCACGCGGACCCAATGCAGAATTAAGATACTGAATTCCTGTAATTAATGCGGAATCTGGATTCTTAATAGCATCCATAGTCTCTTTAAGATAATCGACAAATGTTGGTTCGGACGTGTGTACAATCTGATTAGCAGTCGAATCTGAATCAGTAGATCTAAAGAAATTATAAAAATCTGTAACTAGTTTACGAAATTTACCAAATACATTCTTAAAATCTGTATATGCACAAGTAGAAATTTCAGATGCTAAATCGTACAAATCATCTTTTTCTGAAATAATTTTACTATATTTAAGATTATAATCGATAGAAACATCAATGAATTCGAGTTCTGATTCAGGTAATTCTGTACGAGAAAGTTTAATTGTAGGTATAATCAAATGGTCTTTACATTCTTCATATTGGTCCGTTAGAAGTGTATCAACCTTAAATATCAACATATTTTCATCTAATAAATTATTTGGATTAGTCATACGTGTTGCCGCTAACATATCACAAGTCAACAACATAGCTTCCGTATTTACATCTCTACAATAAAATTTTCTATCAATGACATCAAGAAATCGTTTAATATTTACTAAAGAACGTCTTAAAATATTTAAATTACTTGAAAGAACTTTAATAATAGTAAGCAAAAACTGTTCAGATACAAGATGTGATCTAAAATGATTACCTTTTTTATTTTGTTTATATTCAGAGAGACTTCCGTCCTCATCAATATTATTTCCTAACATCATAATTTTAATTTGTACTCCTCTTTAAGTATATTATATAGTTTTGATTACTTTTTTATTTTATTGAATCTTCTTTTATAAGATTCACAAATTTTGCATTTTCCAGAAGAATTTACTTCTTGAAGACCATGATAAAGACAATATTTCATCTTTTTCATGTTGCGTTCTTTACTTTTTTCATATTTTTCTTTTAAATAACATTTATCACATATTCCTTTTTTATACGAACATTCATTTAATCCGTGAATATCACAATCGATATATGTAATATTTTTATTACTAGGAAAATCTGTAATTTTGTATCCAAACGCAAAAATAGACAAATTCATATTATTTTTACTCCTTTATCTATTTTGATTATATATAAATTAAAATAGTATT